GGTATTGAAACTAGTGCCACTGCAGATCAGACAGGCGCACAGATTAAAACCGCTTATCAGGCAGAGACTAATGCATTTACAGATGCACAGTTTACTAAGCTAGGTAATATTGAAGCTAACGCTACTGCAGATCAGACAGGTGCACAGATTAAAACTGCATACCAAGCTGAGACTAATGCATTTACGGATGCACAATTTACTAAGCTTGCAGGTGTTGCCACTGGTGCGAACAACTACACACATCCAGCCAACCATGCTATTTCTGTTATCACAGGCTTGCAAACAGCACTAGATAATAAGGCAAATGCAAATCATAACCACAACACTTTATATGATCCCATTGGTGCTTCCGTAGCAATGGCAATAGCTCTAGGAGGCTAACCAATGGCTAATACATTTAAGAATGCTGGTGTTGCTATAGGCACATCACGCACTACGTTATACACAGCACCATCAGCTACTCAGTCTGTCATTCATGCTTTATATATTTCTAATATTGATGGTGTCAATGACGCAGACGTAACTGTTGAAGTTACAGTAGATGGCGGTACAACCTACCGTCATATCTGTAAGACTGTCCCAGTACCAGCAGATGCTACGCTACTCATGGACAAACCTATTAACTTAGAAGCTGGAGACATTATTGGTCTTACTGCTTCGGTAGCTGGAGATCTAGAAGTCTTTGCCAGTGTACTAGAGATCGCATAAGGAGGCACCTATGCCATATATTGGTAACGTCAGTCCATTTGAATCAGTTGGTACAAGTGAACTAAAAGATGGTTCAGTCACAGCAGCAAAAATTAACTCTGCCGTAGCTCTCGGTGGGCCTAGCCTTGGCACTGCATCAATTATCAGAACTAACGCAAACACTATCAGCGAGAACATCACGATACCTGCCAACACCAATGGTATGAGCGCAGGGCCGATAACGATTGCAGATGGGAATACGATAATTTTGAATGGAACTTGGAGTATCGTATGAGTACATTAGAATTAAAAGAACTCTCCCACCCTAGCGGTGAGGTGATTAAGATTGCGGCAGGTAAGACACTTGATTTGAACAGTCAAGGCACTCTTGTATTGCCTACTGTCCCTCATGCAAAAATGCCCAGTGGCTCAGTGTTGCAAGTTTTAGAAACTGTAAGTTTTAGTTCTTTTACAACGACCAGTACATCAGTAGCAGATGCAGGGTATTCGGTAACAATAACACCTTCTTCAACTTCTTCTAAGATTCTACTAATCTGTATGTGTAACGCAAATATTAATGGTTCTGCTGGTAGTGGTTTAGAAGTTGTGTTTTATAGAAACACTACAGCAATCGGAGATAGAAACATTACTTATTCGGGGTCGGCAATAGGTTCTACGCTCATGCCTAACTACCTTCAACATTTAGACAGCCCTAATACTACAAGCGCAGTTACATATAGGCTATATGCAAAGTCGCATGGTGGTCACTCTGAACGAATTGCTGCCGATTGGGGCGGTGTAAGAATTACAGCAATGGAGATACAAGGATGACTTCTAAACTAAAAACAGACGTTCTTGAAACAGTAAGCGGCTCTGGCACGATTGCACTGACAAACCAGTTGTCTGGCATGACGAGTGCTAGTATGCCTAGTGGGTCAGTGATTCAAGTTGTTCAAGGAACTTATGCAACCAGCACTGTAATAGCGACAGCAACTTACACAGACTCAGGGTTAAGTGCCACTATTACTCCTTCATCCACATCAAGCAAAATATTAGTTATGTGGACTACTCACGCTATGTTAGATGGTTCCGTTACTAGAGGTTGGGGGTGTAAGTTAATGCGAAACACTACAGCAGTCTATACAGACGCTCAAAATTATAGGACTTACGGAGATCCGAATACTGGAGACTTAAGGTTAACAATACCCATATCGCATTTAGACTCTCCTTCTACTACTTCTGCTATTACATATAAAGTCCAAGTGTCTGCACACAATGGTTACAGTACGACTTTTAACCAAGCCAATAGCGAAACACAAATAACCCTAATGGAAATCAAAGGATAACTCACATGACCGATAAAGTCGCAGCACTTCAAGCACTAACTCCAGCAGCCCAATGGGTACTACGTGGAGATGAATTAGAATGGCTTGACGAAGTACAAACACAACCAACAGACGCAGCTATCGCAGCTAAGATCGTTGAACTCCAAGCAGCTTATGACGCAGCAGCGTATGCCCGTGACCGCCAAGCAGCCTACCCATCAATCCAAGATTGTATTCATGCTCTCTTAGATGGTGGTGATACTCTGACTGACTTACAAGCATTGCGTACAGCCGTGAAGTCAGCCAATCCAAAGCCATAGGAGTAGATTATGACTACAACTATAACGGGGGCTACTGGCATTGATAACATCAAGGCAGCTACGGGTGCTGTGTTGCAGGTTGTTAGTACAACTAAGTCTGATACACAGTCAATCTCTGGTACTACTTTTGTTGATGTTATGTCAGCAACAATAACTCCTACTTCAACATCCAGTAAGATTATGGTAACTGTCACAATGGCCATAAATTGCAATGAGCGATATACCGCAGCAAAGTTGTATAGGGATAGTACGCAAATAGGTATGGGTGATACGGATAGCGGCAGAGCCAGAGTATTCTTGTCTGCCCAAAACAACCAAAACGCTCTCAATGACTACTTTGTTATGCATTCATCAAGTAGTTCCTATCTTGACTCTCCATCCACTACAAGTGCTGTGGTTTATAAAATTCAAGCTGGCAGTACTTACAATACGGGTGTAGTTACATACATAAACAGGCCAGTTAGCAATGATAATGGTTTGTATATCCATAGAGGCATATCAACAATCACACTTACGGAGATCGCAGGATGAGCTACTTAGGAAGAAGCGCAAAGCTAAGTTTAAAAGCGCAAGAGAAAGTCTCCTTCTTAGCCACAGCAGGTCAGACAGTAAAGACAGGTCTAAGCTACACACCTAGCTTCATTGAAGTCTACGTCAATGGCGTACTGCTCACAGACACAACAGATTTCACAGCGACCAACGGCAACAGCATCACGTTCACTGTAGCACTGCTATTGAATGATGAAGTGACTGTTGTGTCCTTGAAGACGTTTACTGTAGCGGATCATTATAATAAGACAGAGGCTGATACGCTGTTGGCTGCTAAGGCTACTAACACTGCTTTGGCTCTCAAGGCTCCCATTGCTAGCCCTAGCTTTACAGGTACAATGAATGCTGATGGGCTTGTTGTTGATGGGGCGTATTCTTATCTAAATGGTTTAAGGATTTCTGGTTTAGATACTGGTAACACTATTTACCAACCGACAAGTGACTTAGCTATTTCAACTGCTTCAGGTGCTATTTCGTTAAAGACTTCTGGAGCTACTGCCATAAGTATTGATAATGCTGGCATAGTCACCAAGCCTTTGCAGCCAGCTTTTAGTGCTGGCAGGGGCGCAGGTAACGTAGCTGTTAACACAGTTTATGTATTTGAAACTGTGCGTTTCAATATAGGTAGTCACTATAATAACTCAAATGGAAGGTTCACTGCGCCAGTTTCTGGAAGGTATCACATAAATGTTAACTTAATGTCTAACGATCAAACACTAAACAATAAACACTATCACTTACGGATTAATGGCTCTGAATATCAAAGGGTTTATAGCAGTAACGGGGGTGATTTACATCACCGATGGAACTGGAATGGAGTAATATCGTTACAAGCTAATGATTATGTAGATATATTTTCAAATGTCGTAATATTGTACGGGGGTAATGCTTTGTACAGTGATTTCTCAGGCTACTTACTAGGATAACAAAGGACAAACTAATGAACATTACAATCACATTAACAGCAGCACAAGAAAAAGGTTTGGCCTACGTTGCAGCATCACCTCAAGAGTGGGCAGAGAACGCCATACACAACCGCTGCGCTATTGCTATGGATGAAATCTACGACATGGAAGTGTCTCGTATGACAGCAGACCCTAGCATCACTAGCATACCCGCAGACAAAGATGCAGTGGTATTGGCAGCTAATGTACAGACAGCAGCACAGCGTGACGCAGCAGCATTAGAACAGGGAGTATAGCCCATGACCAAGGCAAGAGAAAACTCGGACTACACAGGGCTGGCAGCAGATCTGGCTGGTCTGCAAACTAACATCACAGCAGGAGACACCGCAGCTAGGGCTGGTCGTAAGAACTGGATAATCAATGGTGGGTTTGATATATGGCAGAGAGGAACAACAGGCGCACAAGCCAATAGTGGGTTTGTAGCTGACAGGTGGAAAGGTAATAATTATACCAATGGAACTTTTACGTTTTCTCAACGAACTGATGCAACAGGGCAAACTTTTAGAACTTACGGGAGACTAGCCCAAAGTTCAGCAGGAAACCAAAATAGTCAACAAGGAATAATGCAGTGGATTGAAGGGCTTCATCTGGTTGGTAAAACAATTACAGTATCTTTTAAAGTGAGAGGTAATGCTGCTTTATCTGGCTGCAAGGTTAGAGGAATAATAGCTCAACAGACGTTTAACTTAACAACAGATTGGGTAAAACATTCATTCACTGGAACTGCAATACAAGATGGTTCTAATACAAGACTTTTGCTGGATTGGGGGTTAGAGAACACAACTTGGCACGTTGATATAGCTGAGGTTCAAGTTGAGGTTGGCTCAGTAGCCACAGACTTTGAGCATCGGAGCTACGGGGAAGAGTTAGCGTTGTGTCAGCGGTATTATGAGAAACGCCCCGTGGAGATGGATTACACAGTTGACTCCGCTGCTTCATATCTATATAGAACTTATACCATTCCTGTAGAAAAACGGACTACGCCAACAATCGCTGTAACTAGCTCAATAAGATATTGGTCAGGAGGTTCACCCACAGCAATATCAGGCGGTAATTTATCCATTGCAGCAACTAACAAGACTTGGACAGCGCAAGCACAAGCTGTGTCAAATGCTAGAGGAATTTACGATGGTGTAGTTTCTTTAGATGCGGAGTTATAACATGGAAAATACAACAGCATGGATAACCTCCTGCAAATCACAAGAGTTTGGTGGCTGGCTAGTCAACGGCAACATGAGCGTACCCAATGACCCTGCCAACCGAGACTGTCAAGATGTACTCGCATGGATAGCAGAGGGTAACACTCCTGCACCTGAGTTTACTGATGCAGAGATAGCAGCTAATGCTCAAGCAGAACTAAACGCAACCAGCCAAGCATACTTAGCATCAACCGATTGGTACATCACACGCCACGCTGAGACAGCAGTAGCAGTGCCAGAAGAAATCACAACAGCTAGAGCATCCGCTAGGGCAGCTATAGTTTAACAGGAGAAGTATATGAGTAAGTCGAGGGACGCAATAGAAGCCCAACGCACGGCACTGTCAGCAGTCAGCATTGGGACATCAGTACAGGCTTATGATGCTGACACAGCTAAGCTAGATGTAGAACAAACATACACAGCCGCACAGACCTTTGGTACAGTGGCGGTAACTGGTAATGTAGATGGACGAGATGTATCCGTAGATGGTACTAAGTTAGATGGTATTGCAGCTAGTGCTAATAATTATTCACACCCATCTAATCATGCTATTTCAGTAGTTACTGGATTACAATCAGCACTAGATGGTAAAACTACAGAGTCCTATGTAAACACCGCAGTATCTAACCTTGTTGATTCTTCTCCAGCTACATTAAACACGCTTAACGAACTAGCGGCTGCATTAGGTGATGATCCTAACTATGCAACTACTACTGCTAATGCTATTGGTACTAAGTTACCACTGGCTGGCGGCACGATGACAGGCGATATATCTCACGGTGATAACGTCAAGGCTAAGTTTGGTGCTGGTGATGATCTACAGATTTACCATACTGGTAGTCATACTTTTGTGGATGATGCTGGTACTGGAAATTTATACATTAGAAGTAACTCTGTAGTTTTGGGTAAATATACAGGTGAGTATGGTTTGTCTTGTACAGCAGATGGTTCTACAGACCTTTACTACGACAACGCCCTAAAACTAGCCACCACAGCCACAGGTGTAGACGTAACAGGTAGCGTGGGCGTTAATAGCTCAAGTGGAGCAACGTATCCAACATTAGGTACTGCAAGTGGGTCACTCGGACTCTCTGTTAATAGCCTTCATGGAATGTATCTCGGTGTTGACGGGTCAAGCGGTAACGGCTGGTTACAGGCGATGAGAGAGGATGGTACTGGCACATCTTATAATATGGTGCTTCAGCCGAGTGGCGGCAACGTGGGCATTGGTACTGCTACATTTGGCGCAACGTATGATAAGTTAGCTGTGGCTGGTGGTATAAACCTACAAGATGACTACGCAGGGAAACTTGAAATTGGAAGATATAGTTCTGGAGTGCCTAATAGTTATATAAAATTAGGTGCAAATAGCAACTCTTTGAGGTTTACAAATAAAACCGATAGTGCTGACCTTTTAACGATAGAAAATGGCG